AACTAATCCGGCTGTTTTAAACGTACCGGTAAACACGTTTAACGCCAAGACACTTCCCTTCTCGGAAATAGGCATAGGTGTCGCAAATTACGGTGTGACGCCCGATAGCGTTTTTGACATGGTCATAGAGGCCCGCCAAAAAGCGCTGAACAAGGACAAGTCGGGCGGCATGAAATCTATTTATGACGCCATGGTGCGTCAATCCGGATCCAATGCCTATGGATCAGATCAAAGCAGACTATTAAAACAATTTCTAGGAACGGGCCGTGTTCCGCAGGGTCTGGACATCAATACGGTAATGCGCAGTGCGGACTATGGTCTGCGTGAAGTATCCCGTCAGCAGCAGCGCAAGCAAACGAGCTTTCTTGGGGGCAACATCGGAGCAATTCTTGGTACCATAGGTGGTGCGGCACTTGGTTTTATGGTTACGGGTAACCCGGCCGGTGCGCTTGCCGGTGCCAAGATGGGTGGTGCGGCCGGAGGTGCAGGGCAGCAGATCAACCAAGGCGGTAATTTGGGGCAGGTGCTTTTAGGCGGCGTCAGTGGCTATGGCATTGGATCCTTACCTACCGTGGGTACAAATATTTTTCAGGGCCTTGGTGCGCTGAAAACTGTGGCGGCTACACACGGCCCCGTAGAAGCGCTTAAACAAGGCATTGGTGCATTAAACCCCTTTACAGCTAATCCACTTTTGACGCCATCTGGTCAATACATTGCTCCAAGCAGTGTTGTCAACGCAAACGTCGCCAGCGTTCCGTACTATGGAGCAGCACCTGCGGGAACGCCTTACCTTGGTGCGGCAGTACCCACAACAGCATTTAGTGGGCCATGGGGTCCCGCGGTAGAGGGTGCTCTTAGTAAAGTGAGCCCTGCGGTACAATCGGGTATCTCAGGTTTGACCTCGGCGCGAGATTTTGCATTGGGTATACCCGGTGTGCAGCCGGTAGTCTCTGCGATAGAGCCCTTTACCAGTCCAGTAAGTAGCTTTGTAAGTAGAAACCCCTACACGTCCGCGGCAGCATTTTCCGCGGGAGTGGCCGCGGCAGATCCACCGCCTCTTCCGGATCCGGTAGAGGTTAACTTTGTAACTGATCCAAGTAGTGCAGAAGTTCCGTTACTTCAATATGCGGGTACGGGATCAGATGTATTTAATCCACCTCCTCAAAGGATCGGAGCACAGCCCGTCGATCCAACAGGGCTGGCAACAGACGGTATAAACGTGGCTACCCGTTATGGGTTACCTTCCGCCAGAGCCCCGTTTAACCCCTATGCCAATCCGGTCAACCCGTATACAGCCATAGGCCAACCTGACTTTGGTTTTGCAGGTGCGCCTGACTTTAACGTATACCACGAAGGCGGTCCGGTTGTAGACACGTCCTTTCCGGTGAAAGATTTTCTACCCGAGCACATTGCTAAAAAATTTATGCAGTATGAAACGGGTACGCAACGCTACAGCGACAGTTCCGGGGAAGGCTTAAAAGTAAGCTACGACCATCAGGAAGGAACGGGTATGACGCCTCGTGGAACACTTAAAGTAACACGATTGAACGAGGGGGGTGCAGCAGAACTCCCACTGCATTTGCAGGAACTTCAGAAAAGAGAACACGCCTATTATACAGAACACCCAATAGACACTTTAACGTTAACGCCCACTGGAAAAGTCACACAATACAATTTACCCATATATGAAGATCAGCATGGTGGAATACATTCAGAAAGCAGTGAAACCTTTCAGTTGCCTAATGGGAAATGGATTACTTTTTCAAGAATTTTTCCTGATCCGGAAACCGGGGAAGCGCGGTATTTTGATCAAGGGGAGATTATAGATCAAATAATAATACCGCAGCTTCAAGTCTCAGATGAGATCCGAAACCCGGTAAATGACGAAGTTATTCCGTTGTTCGATACGGAATCAGAAGCAACAAGATATGCGCTGGAAAGGGACCATAGTCTTCAGAGGGATTTTCAGTATGGTGGACCGGTGACCACGGCCCACGGTCTTGAACATTACTTTCCGCGAAACACGCAGGGCTATTTTGGGAGTCCCATGGCCGCATGAACGAGCGTACAGACTATGAGTATGCCGGTGGTGGCGGTGTTAACAGTTTGGCTGAAATAGCACGAAACATGACCCGTTATGCCAACGGCGGCGGCGTTAATTCCCTAAGTGAAACCGCACGGTCAATGTTTGTATAATGACTAATACCTCAAAAATGCCTTGGTTAAAAAATTATGAATAAAGTATTTTTCAAGGTGAAAGGCCGACGTGCTGGGCTGGATCGTAGCCCATTCGAGGCGGTCCTCAGTCGGGAGTCGGTGTTGTACGCAATCCGCAATGGTGATGGAAGCCTGTATGCACTGATTGACGGTCCACTGGGAGAGGTAAATCTGACCCCATCGGCCTACCCTGATGCCCTAGGTGGGGAAGATGGGGAATTGCTCTTTGATTGGCTTACGGGGAGAGTCCCAGAAGAATGAATTTCTGTTGGTCGTATTCTTCGCTATCTTTGTTTACGCAATGTTCAAAAATCAGGATATGACTTATGGCTAACGATCCTCTTGTATCATTAATGGAACGACAGAATGATAATCCTGATCTCAGGGAACTGGAGCTGGATGTTGAAATTGAACAACCCGGCGCATTTTTTCCTTCCCAACGCCCTGTTGTAGAGGGTATCTCCATTGAAGAGATAGAGGATGGTGGGGTTGTTGTTGATCTTGACCCAAGCGCCTCCCTACAGCAAGGTACTATGGGTTTTTCCGATAATCTGGCTGAAGATCTGGATGATCGGGAATTAGGCGCTATTGCAAATGAACTGACAGCGGAGTTTGAGGCCAATAAAACATCGCGTGGAGACTGGGAAAAAGCCTATGCGGACGGCCTAGAGTTATTAGGCTTTAACTACGAGGAGCGAACACAGCCTTTTCGTGGTGCAACAGGTGTAACACATCCTCTTTTAGCTGAAGCGGCCACGCAATTTCAAGCGCAGGCCTTTAATGAATTACTGCCTCCCGGTGGACCTGTCAGAACAACCATCATGGGGAATTTAACAGAGGAAAAAGAGCAGCAGGCGCAGCGTGTTCGCGAATTTATGAATTACTACATCACCAACGTGATGGAGGAATACACGCCCGAATTTGATCAAATGCTGTTTTACCTGCCTTTGGCTGGTTCTACCTTCAAAAAGGTGTATTACGATGAGTCGATGGAACGTGCAGTCAGTAGTTTTGTTCCTGCGGAACAACTTATTGTCCCGTTTGAAGCAAACGACCTTGAAACCTGCCCAAATATTACGCAGGTTATCCGAATCCCGCTTAATGACCTCCGTAAAAAGCAAATTTCTGGCTTTTATCGAGACATCCCGGTCCATCCTACGCAAGCTGAAAGCTCTGGTATATCCAGAGAGGTGGAACAACTTGAAGGCATTCATCCATCGACTATCGACTACGATTGCACGTTGCTGGAATGCCATGTGGAGTTGGACCTGCCGGGTTATGAAGAAATCGGAGAAGACGGAGAACCCACCGAAATAAAAGTCCCTTATGTGGTTACGATTAGTGAAGACAATGGGCAGATCTTAGCTATCCGAAGGAATTTTAAGGAAGACGACCCGAAAAAACGCAAAATACAATATTTTGTGCATTATAAATTCCTGCCGGGGTTTGGTTTTTACGGATTGGGCCTGATTCACACGATTGGCGGGCTATCGCGTACTGCCACTGCTGCACTGCGGCAGCTTATCGACGCCGGTACGCTGTCGAACCTTCCCGCAGGATTCAAGGCCCGTGGGCTGCGGATCAGGGACGATGAAGATCCGTTACAGCCCGGAGAATTTCGGGATGTGGATGCGCCCGGTGGAGCGATACGAGACAGTTTAATGCCGTTGCCATTCAAAGGGCCGGATTCCACGTTATTCCAGCTTTTAAGTTTTGTAGTCGAAGCGGGCCAACGGTTTGCCACGATTACAGATTTAAAAGTCGGGGATGGCAACCAAGGTGCGGCGGTAGGTACGACAATTGCCATGCTGGAGCAGGGCACTCGTGTAATGAGCGCGGTACATAAGCGGATGCACTATGCCATGAAGCAGGAGTTCAAACTTCTGGCAAAGGTTATGGCGGAATATTTACCGCCGGAGTACCCGTATGCTATTGAAAATGCTGACCAATCTATCAAAGCACAGGACTTTGATGATCGGGTCGATATTTTACCCGTATCCAACCCAAATACTTTTTCACAGGCGCAGCGAATAACCTTGGCGCAAACACAGATGCAGCTTGCAGCGCAGGCTCCGGAAATGCACAACATGTACGAAGTATTTCGGCGCATGTATGAAGCATTGGGGGTGCGGGATGTTGAAAAAATGCTGAATGCGCCCTCGACAGACGAACCACAGCCCAAGGATCCGGCACAGGAAAATATTGATGCGCTTGAAAACACGGATTTGAAGGCGTTTGAAGGACAGGACCACGATGCACATATGATGGCGCATCTGGTTTTTGGTTCGTCAGGTACGGTACAAGCGATGCCCCCAATTGCCATAGCTCTACAAAAGCATGTTATGGAACACGCTAAACTTAAAGCGCAGGAACAGGCTCCTCTTATGTATGCACAACAGCAGCAACAGCAACAAGCTGCTGGACAGCCTGTAAATGAACAACAGGCTCAGTTTGAAATTGAGGCGTTGGCCGCGCAGTTAATTGCACAGGAAATGCAGAACTTGAAAGCCCTTAGTGACCAAATTGCGAACGCCGGTCAGGAAGAAGGTCCTGATCCGTTGATCGCGTTGAAAGAGCAGGAACTGGCGATCAAAGGTCAGAAAAGTCAGGCGGACATTGCACAGGACCAAGCCGAATTGCAGCTTGACCAAACTAAGGAAGTTCGCAAGGGTCAGGAATTTCAACAACGTCTTGCGAGTCAGGAGGGGCAAACGAAAGCCCGTATTGATGCTGCGAGAGAACGTGAGATAATGCGTATACAGCAACAAGGTAATAGAGGACAATAATATGGGTGTGGTAAAAATCATTAGCGGCCCGGTTGAAGCGCCAAAACCGCAAAACAAGGCGGTCATTCAAGGGCAGGGCAGTATTCCTTATGCCAAGGCCACGAAGGAAAAGACGCCAAACATAGGGAAAGCTAAAATCACGACAGGTCAAAAGCGGGGTATGGGCGCTGCACAGCGGGGTGGCCGCTTCACGATTGCCTAGCGATGCCGCTTAAACGGGGTTCCAGTGATCAGACCATCAGTGAGAATATCCGACGACTGATGGAGGAGGGCTATCCGCAGAAACAGGCCGTAGCCATTGCCACGCGCAATGCCGGAAAAAAACGTAAAAAAAAGAGGCGTAAGAAAAAAAAGTGAATCCTAAAAAGCTGGAAATCGGGAGTAAATTTGCTGAGTATGATTTAGATCAGGATGGCACGGTTACCGATGCCGAAATTGCACGCTCCAAGGAAATGTTAGAGCTTGAACTTCGCGAAGAAAAAAGCGAAGCGCAAAAACGCATGGCTTGGTTATCCATAGCCAGCATGATTATTTTCAGCGCCTGTCTTTTTATGCCCATCGTACCCGAGAGCCGCGTCGACGCTTTGGGCGAAATATTAGGACTCTTTTATATCGCGCAGGCAGGTATCGTCGGTGCGTATATGGGAGTCACAGCTTGGATGAGTCGTAAATAATGCGAGCCAATTTTGATAAATGCCTTGGGTACGTGTTGGAACATGAAGGCGGCTATGTAGATCATCCTGAAGACCCCGGTGGTCGTACCAACAGGGGTATTACGCAAAAGGTTTATGAAAAATACCTAGGCAGATCGGTTACCGAAGAAGAAATGAAAGAACTTCCCTTGGAACATGCCAAGGCCATCTATAAAAAGGATTACTGGGATAAGGTTTGTGGCGATGATTTACCGAACGGCTTGGATTTCAGCGTTTTTGACTGGGCCGTGAACTCCGGGCCATCAAGAGCCGCCAAAGTTCTGCAAAAACTTGTAGACGTAACCGCTGATGGTGCTATTGGCCCTTTAACACTAGCGGCTGTAGACACCCATTCCGTGGGGGACTTAATTGGTGACTTTGGCAAGGAAAGGGAATTGTTTTATCGACGGTTAAGTACGTTCAGTACTTTTGGTAAGGGCTGGTTGAACCGCTTGGACAAAACACAAAAACAATCTTACGAAATTCTTTTGGATGTACCCCTAACGCCTGTATAAGAATGGATCAGATACAAGCTGAAGTATTGAGCCCTTTTGGACCTCGTATATTAAAAACTACGATCCCGTCAGAAATGTTGACCCTGCTAAACATGTCCTGTGACGCGCTTTTAGAGAGTGATCAACGTGAAGAACAGAACATTTCCAAAGATCTTGTTGGACACGTCCAAGAAGAGTTAGCCCACGATCTTGAACAAAGTCCTGCTTTAGGAACTATGCTTTTTACTTTAACAAAGGGCTTGTATGAGCATTGTGTACCGGATCAGTCTGAGGATATTGAGAAGCTGATTGTGCATAAAAGCTGGTTTGTTAGAGCATTTGAGAATGACTATAACCCAACGCATATGCACACGACGGGAAGTTATTCCTGTGTACTTTATTTAAAGGTGCCTGAACCAATATCGGACACAAATAATCGGTATGTGGATAAAAAGGCCACGGAAGGCTATTTGGACTTTATCTATGGAACGTCTTTGGTCTGTTGCCCCGGAAACGTATGTGTACAACCTAAAGCAGGGGATTTATACATTTTTCCCGCGTATCTGTTCCACACCGCGTACCCGTTTTATGGGGAGGGAGAGCGGCGCTCTTTTTCTGCCAACATGTCCTTGGGGGTACGGGAAGTTGCGCCATCGGTATATTAGATGGAAGAAGATCCCGAACTTTTGAAAGCTACTGGGTTTGATGAGGCGATCTTAGGTATCACCTGCGTTCGCGGAACAAATGTGGTGGCATATGATTATGAAAAATGTGTAGATATCTTAAAAGAACAGGATGAACTCACAGAGGAAGAAGCCATTGAACACATGGAGTTTAATGTTGTTGGAAGCTATGTAGGAGAACGTACCCCGGTCTTTATTTGGAAGGCTGACGGATAAAGAAGTATGACCTACAAAGCTGTTCTAGGAAAAGACTGTAAAACCAAAAAAGAGGCGTATAGCCATTTTTGCGCTCTCAGGGACAAGATGACAGAAGCGTCCTGTCTTGGCAGAGAACACATCCTGACTGAAGAAACAATCATTAAAAAAAGCCAAATGGATAAGCTCTATGCTGATTACTTTTTTTGTAACAACCCTGATTGGTTTAAAAAGAAAATTGGGTTAGGTATCAAAGATTGGTTCTTTGGCCGCGATAAAGATGGCGGCGTTTGTTTGTGGATTCTTCAAAAAGAAGGTCCAAAAGAGACCTACCCAAAAGGATCGATAGAAAACTTATTTATTAAAGAGACAGATATCCCTTGTTCCGTATCCGCTAAATGGATGTTTAAATGTTTTGGACCCGGCGTGTTACTGACAGAAAACCCCCAAAAAAAACTAAAAAATGTTTTAAGGCATACGGTAAAGCCTCAAATACAAAAATTCAGGGACTCTGTAGAAGACAAGTGTCAAAGTTGTGGGAGACAAAGTCATGGGTTGGGGTTAGAGGTTGACCACACCCCTAATTTTTCAGACATTGCAGAAACCTTTCTAAAGCAACATGACCAAACCTTTTTAATAAAGGAGGTTGTTGATCTTGAAATCAAGCGCGTTAACGCTAATTACCCCCAAAGATGGCGGTTTAATGATGTAGCCAAGAAAATTAAAAAAGATTGGTGTGAGTACCATGAAAGCCAAGCTGTGTTGAGGTTACTTTGTGTCAGTTGCCATAAAAGCAAAACACATAGCAGAGGAAACTAATGGATTCTTTCGATATTGTTCAATTTGTCCAAAAAACAATTAGAGAACGTAGATCTGTTGTTATGGACGTACTGGAGAATAATGGTATAAAGTCCATGGAACAATATCGAGAACTGATGGGCGAGTTAAATGCCCTTAACTATATTTTACAGGAACTCTCGGGCCTGCTAGAAAAACAGGAGCAATTGGATGATTGAAGCTGTCCATGCTGTAGAAAACCTTTATGTTAAAGAAGAGGATCGCGTTTTAGATCCAACACTTCTTGATAAAACTCTTTTAGATCGAATGCCGCAACCGACTGGTTGGCGTATGCTTATTCTCCCATACCGAGGAAAAGGAAAAACGGAGGGAGGTATTCACCTACCAGATAAAGTGGTAGAGGAAAGCCAGATACAAACCGTTGTGGGATATGTCCTAAGACAAGGGCCTTTAGCCTACAGGGATAAAGAAAAATTTCCAGAAGGGCCGTGGTGTTCTGAAAAAGACTGGGTTGTTTTCCCCCGATATGCGGGTTCTAGGTTCAGAATCGAGGGGGGCGAAGTACGGATTCTTAATGATGATGAAGTATTAGCCACGATCCATGATCCCGATGACATTATTAATATCTAAGAGAGTAAAGCTATGGCAGAAATACAGCAAAAAGTACATGAAGCAGATAGTGGTCAGGTTCCATTGGAATTTGACGAAACAGCCGCGGAAGTAGAGGTACCTGTTGAATCGGAAGCTATTTCAGACGCGGAAGTCATTGAAGTTGAAGAGAAAACAGAACAAGAGGAATACGGGGCTTCTGTACAAAAACGTATTGATCGTCTCACGAGAAAAATGCGCGAGGCAGAACGTCAGAGAGAAGAGGCCCTAAGCTATGCGCAAAATGTCCAAACTGAATCAAAGGCGCTTAAAACCCGAATGCAACAACTGGACGCGGGTTATGTCTCTGAATACGGTGGCCGCGTCGAAGCCGAGCAACAACATGCCGAGGTTGAATTAAAGAAAGCAGTCGAATTGGGCGATGTGGATGCAACTGTAGCCGCACAAAAAAAATTAACGCAGTTGGCCGTGGCACAAGATCGTTATGAACAGGCTCGGATACAACAGGAACAACAGGCCGCACAGCAGGCCGCTTATGCAC